GTTTCAAGTGAAGTTACTACTGCACAAGAATTAGATAGAAATATAATTGATGGTGCATCGATAGGATAAAATGCAAATTTAAAAATTAAATACGTTATATAAATATGAAAATAATAGAACTAATATTAGATGAAGATGAAATGGAAACTGGAATAGAAGCAATTTCTATTGTAGAAAATCCAGCTATTGAATCTGACTTTGTAGCATTAAAAGACCAAGAAATAAAACTTGCAGAAGTAGATGCTGAAAAAAGAATATTAATGGGTGCTTTATTAATACCTAATAAACCTATTTATAGAAATGGAGATGAGGGGGAATATTATATTTATTTTTCAAAAGATACAGTTTGTAAAGCATCACAAATGTTTCTACAAAATGGTAATCAAAGCAATTCAACATTAGAACATTCTAAAGCACTTAATGGTTTAACTTTAGTTGAAAGTTGGATAGTAGAAAGTGAACAAGATAAATCAAGGCACTATGGTTTAAATGTACCAGTAGGAACTTGGATGGGAGCAGTTAAAGTTAATAATTCTAAAATATGGGAACAATATGTCAAAACTAAAAAAGTCAAAGGATTTAGCATCGAAGGATATTTCGCAGACAAGATGGAGCAAACTAAAAAGGTGGATAAAAAAGATATGGAAAAAGATATGGAATTAGAAGCAAAAGCATTGCTTAATAAAATCGAAAAGATTGTTAGAGGAGAAAAAGTTGAATTGGGTTTAGTTGATGATATAAAAAAATTAAATATTGAATCAGATAAAATAGTAAGTACTGTAAATAAAGATAGTAATGATTTATCAAAATTATTTCAAGAATTAAGAAATTTATCAGATGATTTTAACACTATAAACGATAGAAGAAATGATGATATTAAAAAAGGAAAATCTACTTTAAAAGAAATTAATACTATTTTAGATAAAACACAACAACAAGCAAAAGAGTTAGGAGTAGCACCAAAAGATATTCCTAATTTTGTTAAAACTCAAAAATCAAGTGAAAAATTAAGGTCAGCAGTAAATGATATGCAAAAATATTCAAATATTAAATTATAATTATGAAAAGTAACATTGAAAAAGTTTATAGCAAACTACCGAAAATAGAATTGGCAACACAAAAAGTAGAATTGGGTTTAGTTGATGATATTGAAACTATATTTGATGACGTAGTAAAACAAAACGATAAAATAGAAAGTTTAGCAAAAGAGTTAAGAAGTGTTTCTGTTAAAACTGCTGTCAAAATAGAGAAAATGAGAAAGATGCGTACACAAGTAGAAGCTAAAGCAAAAGAATTAGGTGTGGATGTTGATACAGTTATTGCTGGTGCTATGTTTTCAAGAACTAACAACATTATGAAAAAAATTGATGCAATAAGAAAATTAAGAGATTAATTAGCAATAATATAAATAAGTATGAAAAGTAACATTGAAAAAGTTTATAGCAAACTACCGAAAACAGAATTAGCAAAAGTTGAATTGGCTTTAGTTGATGATTTAAAGCAAAGGGCATCTTTATTGTCGAAAGATGTAAATCAGCTTTTGGGGGCACAAAACGAGTATTTTAAAATACGAAGAGGTATGAAAACACTTTTAGGTGTATTAGAAAATAGTATAAAAGCACAATCAAAAGATGTTGAAAAAGCAATTACAGCAGCAAAAGAATTAGGAATTGATAGTAAACAATTTTTTACTTATGAAAAACAAGTACAAGAAATAGAACAAGAGATAAAAGATATTAGCAAAAAAATATCTTAACAAATGCAAAGAAACAACAACAACAAAACATTTATACCAAGTAGAACATCTCCTAAAGGAAGTTCACGTGCTTGTTTATGTTGGGATACAAATAAGTATTCTATTGAATGTTGTGATGGTTCTATTCAAGCACAAGGCATAGGAGTAATAACAAGAACAGATTATGATTCTTTTTTATTACAAGAAGATGGTGGTTTTATATTACAAGAGGATAATGCAAAAATAATAATCTAATGGGAAATTTAAAAATATCTGCATTACCAGCAGCAACAGAATTACAAGGAGATGAAAATATAGTAGTTGTTCAAAATGGCATTACAAAACAAAGCACAGTACAAAATATAGTAAATTATATAGTACCTACAAGTTTAACAGTATCAGAGGGTACAACAGTTAATTTATCAGATTCAGCTTATGCAACATCTGAATTGATTGAATTATCTTGGAGTGGAGCAACTGGAACTATGATTTTAAATTTACCAATAGCTGCTTCAAATGTAAACAGAGTAATGAGGTTTATATCTAATACTGGTTTTTCAGCTTCAACACACGCAGACTTAACACCACAAGGTGGAGATACTTTAGATGGCTCAACAAATAAATATAGAATAAACAAAGCATACGAGGGAATACAAGTATGGTCTAATGGTACAGAGTGGTTTATAATACAAAAGAAAGCCTAAAAATGCAAATTTTAATTAATTAATCGTTATATATATATGAAATCAAATGAAATGTTAAATCAAATCAAAACGCTTCTAAACATCGAGGTAAAACTTGAGGAGATGAAGTTAGAAAATGGCACTATTGTAACTGCCGAATCCTTTGAAAAGGGTAAAGAATTATTTATTGTTACTGATGATGAGAAAGTAGCAATGCCAGTTGGGGAATATATCCTTGAAGATGGTAGATTATTAGTTGTTGAAGAAGAAGGTATTATTGCAGATGTTAGAGATGTATCTGATGAAGTACCAGCTAAAGAAGAAACTGAAGATTTAGAAGAAAAAGAAGAAGAAAAAGAAAAAGAAATGGCTGAAGTAGGAGATTGGGAAGGAATGGAAAAAAGAATCCAAAATCTTGAAGATGCTATTGCTGATTTAAAAGGAGAAGTAAAAGCTGAAGATGTTCAAGAAGAAGAAATGTCTGATGAAATACAAGCACCTTTAAAATCAAGAACAGTAAAAGAAGAATTTGAAGCTGCATCAAAACCGATTAAACATAATCCAGAAGCAGTAACAGAACAAAAACAAGTTCAATTTGCAAAGGGCAGATTTAACACAACTTTAGATAGAGTATTAAATAAATTAAACAAATAAAAAAATGAGTAATCAAAGAAACGTAAATTTGGCAACAACTACTAACATAACTACAACTTATGCTGGAGAATTTGCTGGGGAATACATCGCAGCAGCTTTATTGTCTGCATCAACTATCGATGATGGTGGTTTAACTGTAAAGGCAAATATTGCTTTTAAAGAAGTGATTAAGAAATTAGCAACAAATGCTTTAGTAACTGCTGCTGGATGTGATTTTAGTCCAACATCAACTATTACATTAACTGAAAGAATTATTGAGCCAGTTGAACTACAAGTAAACCTACAATTATGTAAGTATGACTTCGTATCGGATTTCGAATCGGCTTCAATGGGATTTGGTTTAGGACAAACTTTACCTCCTAAATTCTCTGACTTCTTAATTGCTCACGTAGCATCTGAAGTAGCACAGAATACTGAATTTTGTATTTGGCAAGGAGATACGGCAGCTGGTACTAACAATTCTTTTGATGGATTTGAAAAACTAATTGCAGCATCAGCAGCAGCTGGGGATATTCCAGCAGCACAACAAGTAGCAGCAGTAGGTGGTGGATTATTATCTACAAACATTATAGATGAATTATCTAAAGTGGTTGATGCTATACCGGGAGCATTATATGGTAAGGAAGATTTATTCCTTTATATTGGAACTAAAGCAGCTAAATTATATGTTCAAGCATTAGGAGGATTTGGTGCAAGTGGATTGGGTGCAAATGGTGTAAACAATATGGGAACTCAATGGTGGAACAATGGTTCACTAACTGTAAATGGTGTTAAAATATTTGTATGTCCGGGAATGTCGGATAACAAAATGTATGTAGCACAACGTTCAAACTTATACTTCGGAACTGGATTATTAAATTCAACTCAAGAAGTAAAGGTTTTAGATATGGCAGATTTAGATGCTTCAAATAATGTTAGAATGGTAATGAGATTTACTTCAGCAGTACAATTTGGTATCGCTTCTGATATAGTTGAATACGCTTAAAATTAATAATTAATCAATAGAAAAGGGTAGGTGGGTTTTATCTGCTTACCTTTTTTTTTATAAAATCATAATAATAACGTTGATAATAGTGTAACTACTTGATAATCAGCATAATACATAAAACAAATGGCTTGTACATTAACAACGGGTAGAAAAGTACCTTGTAAAAGTGCCTTTGGTGGCATAAAAACTGTTTACTTCGCAGATTTCGGAGATGTTACTGGTGTTACAGTAGATTCAACGACAAAAGAAGCAACCATAACTGGTACTCCAACTTGGTATGAATATGATGTAAAAGGAAATTCATCTTTAGAAACTACTGTTACAAGTAGTAGAGAGAATGGAACAACTTTTTATACTCAAACATTAAATCTTACATTAACTTATTTAGATGCTAAAACTCAAGCAGAACTACAAACTCTTGCAGTAGCAAGACCACAAGTTGTTGTTGAAGATTACTATGGTAATAGCTTCTTATGTGGGTTTGAAAATGGGATGGAATGTACTGGAGGTACAGTAGTAACTGGAGCAGCAGCTGGAGATTTAAGTGGGTTTACTTTAACATTTGAAGGAATGGAAGAAACTGCACCTTACTTTTTAGATGCAGCAGTAACTGGAGATGCAGCACAGATTGACCCAACTGCATAATATATTTATTTAGTTAAAATTAGAGCATCCTTAATTGGGTGCTTTTTTTTTGTTTATTCATTTCACAAAATAATAGTTTTATTACGTTATATATGTAATGATTATACTTACAACATCTGCAACTGCACAAAGCCTATCTGTGATACCTCGAA